GACTTTCTTCCAAGACTTCGCAGCAGGTGAAGTGGACGCGACTCTGTTTCCGCTTTACAACACCATCGCTACGGTGGTCGTAGTGCCGACCAGCGCCTCGGTATCACCAACGAATCCGAGCTATAGCACGAATTGTTTGGTGAACCAATATTCACCTTATTCGTCATCAGTCGGCGACATCGCGACGGTTTCCGTGTCGTGGCCGACCACTGGCACTGTGACCAGAGGCACTGCATAACGTGAAACTAAACCTGCGCGTCACTTATGAGAGTGGCAAGACTGTTGATGAAGTTGCGTCTGCGGCTGATTTTGTGGCCTTTGAAGCACAATTCAGCCGCAGCGTGGCTAAGTTTGAGACCGAACTTCGCTATACCGACATTTGCTGGCTGATGTGGCACTCACTCAAAAGAAAGAATCAAACCAAAAAGACATTTGACGAATGGATTACCGACGTTGATTCAGTCGATTTGGGAAGCGAGACTAATGAGATACTCCCTTTGGAGAGTCAAGCGCAAGCTGGACAATCGCAGCCCTAGCGTGTGAGACAGGCATCGCGCCATCGGCATTGATGCTTGAGAGTGACCGTATGATTTTCACAATGTTGCGTTATCTGCGCTGGAAGGCAACAGAAATGAACAAACCGAGAAGGTGAAACATGGCGCGTGGTGCGGTAGAGATTGAAGGTCTAGACCAACTCACACGCTCATTTAGTCGATTCCCGAAAGACGTGAGACAGAACATCAACAATGCCAGCCGCACGTTAGCCAAAGAAATTGCAGATGAATCACGCAATACTGCCGCTGGACAGGGCAGGCAGGCATCGTTAGCAGCTCAGGGCATCGTCACAGCAGCAGGTCGTGTGCCGACAATCAAACTGGGTGGCACGCAGACGCTGCGCACTAGCCGAAGTGGTAGAAGGGTTACACGCAGTGACTTGATTTTTGGTGCTGAGTTTGGTTCGACTGCGTATCCACAGTTTCCGCCACGCTCACCTAAGGCTGGACGTGGAAACGCTGGATATTTTTTCTTTCCAACTGTCAAAAGAATGGGCGGCGATATTTACAAGCGCTACATCGATGCAGTTGGCGACGCTTTGAAGAAAGCTTCATCTAATGGCTAACGAACGTCAAATTACCGTCAAGATTCTTGGCGATTCATCATCTGCTGAGCGTGCTTTCCAAGTAGTAAACAAACAATCGCAGTCATTGGGTCAGAAGATGACCAAGTTTGGCGGAACGCTTTCCAAGAATCTCACCTTGCCGATTCTGGCTGGTGGTGCGGCACTTCTCGGATTCGCTAAAGAAGCAGAGAATGCTGCAATAGCGAATCGCAAACTAGATGCAGTCTTGACCGAAATGGGCTTCGGTGAAGCCACGAAGCGTGTCTCTGATTACGCCGAAGAGCTTGAACGAACCATCGCAGTCGATGCTGACGTAATTAAAGCCACGCAGACCAAACTTGCAACATTCAAACAATTGACTGCCAGTGTGGGTGAAGCAGGCGGTGCTTTCGACAGGGCGACAATGGCAGCACTCAACATGGCTGCCGCTGGATTCGGTGAAGCCACAAGCAATGCCACTCAGTTGGGCAAGGCATTGAATGACCCAATCAAAGGCATCACGGCACTAAACCGTGCAGGAATCACATTCACCCAGACTGAAAAAGAAAAAATTAAGGCATTGGTGGAATCTGGCAACTTACTCGCCGCACAAGACATGGTGCTTTCTGCAATCGAAGGTCAGTTGGGTGATACTGCCGCTGCCAGTGCGTCCAGTTTTCAGCGAGTCAAACTGTCATTATTGCAAGTGGCCGACTCAATCGGCGCTGCCGTCTTGCCACTAATGGAATCATTCGCAAGATTTGTGAGCGAAACGCTAGTGCCGCGAGTCATTCCATTCATCGAGCGAATAACCGAATCATTCAAGAATCTTGACCCCGGAATCAAAACCGCGATTCTTGCCGTCATTGCATTTGCCGCTGCAATCGGGCCGGTGCTTCTGATAGTCGGCAAACTCATAGGCATATTCGTCGCCATCAAGACAGGCATCGTCGGCATGGCGGCAGCATTCACAGCCCTTACCGGCCCAGTCGGAATTACCATCGCGGCATTGGCGGCATTGACTGCTGGTGTGATTTTTCTTTACAAAAATAATGAAGATTTTCGTGAGTTGGTGCAGCGAATCTGGCCATTGATTAGCAACGCCATTGGAACGTCTTTGGCGATGGTCAAAAAGTTCATTGACGATAATAGACCAGCACTGGCAGCATTGGCAGACGCATTCATGCGCTTTGCCAGCATGGTCTCGCAAGTATTGACGCCAGTTTTGATTTTCTTGATTCAAAATGGCTTGCAGGTTCTAATTTCCTTATTGCGTGGAGTCATTCAGATTATGCAGTTTTTGATTGACGTTACAACTAGGGTCATCGAGATATTCAGACAGACATCGGACGCCACCAGACGATTCACTGCTGATTTGGTCAATGGATTCTCACAGGCCATGAATATCGTAAGGGGATTCGCCAGCACGGTTTCAGGCGCATTCTCTAACGCAAGTAATCTGCTGTTCAACACCGGGCGCGATATTGTCATGGGTCTTTGGCGCGGAATGCAGAGTCTGACCAGTTACATATCAACGGAAGTCTCACGTTGGGTCAATAACGTGATACCTGCCCCGATTCGGCGGATTCTGAAAATCAGCTCACCGTCGCGCGTCTTCGAAGACATCGGTGAGAGTCTGGTCGATGGTCTGGTTTTTGGTCTTGATGACAATGCCACCAGAGCCGTTGATTCTGTTTCTGCCATAGCCAATGCAATTCAGGCAGAGTCGAGCTTCCAGTTTGAACAGGCAGGGTTTGATATGGCACGTTCATTTGCCGAATCTTTCATCGATGCCCTAAGCCCCGGCGGTTTTCTATTTGATGGAATCATGAGCGTCATCGACTCGCTGGCAGACGCACTCAGTCGCAGCATCAGTCTCACTGGAATCAATGTCGGCGGCGGCGGCGGCGGTGGTGGTGGTGGTGCGCCCATGCTGGGCTTCACAGACGTAAATCGATTTGGTGGCGGCGCTGCCCAAAATAGAGTCGTAGCCGAAGCATCAACGCCAGAAGGTGCAGCAGCTCTGGCAGAAGTTGCTGCTAAGTTTGCTGAGATTGATTATTCATTTTTAGGTGTTAGGCCCGGTGTGCCGCTTTTTGCAAAAGGTGGAATCGTCAAATCAGCCACATTGGGTATTGTCGGTGAAGCCGGCCCCGAAGCCATAATTCCACTCAATCGTGCTAACGGTTTGATGGGCAACAGTTATCAGATAATCGTAAATCCCGGATTATCGACCAACGCAGAGACAGGTCGCGCCATAGTCGAAGCAATCAAGCGACACGAACGCACATCTGGTCAAGTCTTTGCGACTGCCTAATGCCTACACCCACTACCACAGTCTCAATCGGTTTCGAAGCATCGACTGCATCTTCATTCACACTCGATGACTCGGTGCGTGGTGTTCTAGACAACATCGATTACACGCTCAGTGGCATCGTGCCGACTGATGTGACCGACTTCGTTCGTTTCGTATCGGTCAAGCGTGGCAAGTCAAGGATTCTTGACAATAAGTTTCAGGCTGGCGTGGCGTCCGTTGAGTTGGACAATCGCACCAGAGACTTCGACCCTACGTTCACTGCTGGTCAATTCTTCGGTGAGATTCTGCCCAGACGTGACGTGACGATTCAGACGGCTGGCTCTGCTGTGTATCAGGGTCAAATCAGTGGCTGGGATTTTTCTTACATTCAGGGCGGCGATGCAGTCGCAAATATCGACATCGCAGACGCCTTTGCGGTTTTAGCGAATCAGACTTTGGGCACGGCATACGCGCCAATTTCAGAGTTTGCAGGTGACCGAATCGATGACGTGCTAAGCAGGCCAGAAGTCGCATGGTCTGGTGGCAGGTCAATTGAGACTGGTCTATCTGTTTTGCAGGCAGACACCATCGAGCAAGACCAGAACGTGCTGAGCTACTTGCAACTAATCGAGCAAGGTGAACCCGGTGCCTTATTCGTGACCAAAGACGGTTCAATCGCATTCCAGCAGCGCAACAAAACGCCGACCCAATTCACCACATTTTCACTCGGTGACGATGGGGCAGCGGCATCGATTCCCTACACACGCATTGAGACTGACTTCACGGACGAATTGGTGTTCAACCGTATCGCTGTCAGTCGAAAGAATGGCACTGAGCAAATCGCCGAAGATGAAACTTCACAAGCGACCTATGGAGTATCCACATTAACTGTGGGTAACTTGCTGTTATCCACAGATGCCCAGTCACTTAATCTGGCCAATCTGCTTCTAGGTCTTTTCAAAGATGCACAACTGCGGTTCAAGTCTGTGGAAATCGCCCTACATTCTCTGGATAACTCGAAACAGTCACAGGTTCTGGGGCTGGAATTAAATGACGTGGTGGAAATTAAGTATCTACCGGGCAGAAACTTCAATGCCGTAGGGTCGCAAATCTCAAAGTTTGCATTCATCGAAGGCATCAGCCACGACATCACGCCAGCAACCCACTTCGTGACCTTGCAGCTGGCATCGACTGACACGGCTTTGCTGGTGCTTGACGATGTGCTATTCGGCATTCTCGACCAGAACCTGCTCGGTTTCTAAGTAAGATAAGCACCATGAGATTGGGGCAACATGGCTAAGCAGACATTCACCGCAGGTCAGGTTCTGACAGCGGCTCAGGTCACTGCATTGCAGACCAACGTGCCGGGTCAGGATTACAACGCCAAAACCGCTAACTATCAGTTGGTTCTAGGCGATGCAGGTCGAACCGTGACGATGAATGGGTCATCTTTGACCTTGACCGTGCCACCAGCAGCGACGGTTGCTTTTGCCACAGGCGACAGCATCAGGGTCTTGAATCTGGCTGCAACTGCCGTCACTGTGGCCGCTGGCGCAGGTGTCACCGTGAACGCTGCTGCTGGGCTTACAATCGCCCAGTATCAAATCGGCGAATTGGTGCTGACTGCAACCGCTGACACTTGGATTCTGCTTGAATCTGCTGGGGCGGCTGCAAGTGGTGGGCTAGAACCAGCATCACCGCTTCTACTAATGGGGGGCTAAATGGCCACAGCGACTTACTCACTACTTGGAACGGCAACGCCTTCGGGCACAGTCGCTCTCTACACTTGCGGCACTGTCAATACTGGTGGTGCTGTGCTTTCAACCGTCGCCATTGCTAACACAACTGGCAGTGCTGGGTCATATCGAATCTTCGTTCAGAATGAAGGTGCTACGGCGGCACAAGGCAATGCCATCGCCTTTGATGTTGCAGTCGCAGCCAATGACACGGTTGCTCTGACTTTGGGCATCACGCTCGATGCTGCTGATGTGATTAGTGTTTCATCAACGAACGCCAGTCAGCTCAATTTCTTTGCCTTCGGCTCAGAAATCGTGAACTAAGGCCATTTCTGCGATGGTCTTAACCCTTCCCCCCCTACCCCACCTAAAAGGGGCGAGTGAGTTGCCGGTGTCAGTGACTGGCCGGTGTCAGTGAAATGATTACTCGATTTAGAAATAGCAATATCAAATCAACCACGCCACGCCAAAGAACTTTTCAAGCACTTACTCCAACCGCAACTGGGGGTGATGAGATTGGAACTTTTGGCTCGTATCGTTATCACCTTTTTACGACCAGTAGTTCATTAGTTTGCACAGGCGGCGGCATTTTTGAGATTCTTTGTGTTGGCGGCGGCGGTGGCGGTGGACGCGGTAACGCAGGCGGTGGCGGTGGTGGTGAAATAGATACATTTGTTTCACAAACACTTGTAGCAGGAACGACCTACACAGTAACAGTCGGCTCAGGCGGTAGTGGTAGCACAAATGTTGCCAATAAGGGCGCAGATGGTGGTCAATCACAATTCGTAGGCGTCACCACTGTTACCTCATTAGGTGGCGGTGGCGGTGGTTCGCAAAGCAGCGTCACAGGGGCGAACGGCGGCAGCGGTGGCGGTAGTGCAGGACAAGCTGGCGGCGGCGCAGCAGCCGGAACCGCTTCCGGCTCTAATACAAATGTTGGTGGCGTTGGACAT